ATACAGATAGCATTGGAGACTGGTATGAGAATGTCGGAGATCCTGCGGATTGATGCCAGGAACATGGAAGGTAACACACTAAAAATTCCAGTTGCTAAAACAAAGCCACGTATAATTCCATTAACTAAAGAGGCGTTTATATTAATCAAACATGCTGACCTGCCCTTTACGTTAACTAAATATGCATTGACTAAACAATTTAGAAGATTGTGTAATGCTTATGGGATTAAAGATGCATACTTCCACACACTAAGACATCAGGCATTAACAAACTTTATGAAAGATAAAGGTTTAAATGTTCCTGAAACAATGATGATTGCAGGACATTCTGATCCTAGAATGTTGCTGCGGATATATAATAATTTAGAGGTAGCGCACGTTGCTAAAAAGCTTAACGATTAGATACTTCTTCTTCTTTTTGAGCATGGTACTTGGAGGGGTTTTTATCTCTCCATGTACTTAATCTGTTCCAAGTTTTTTCCTTCTGACCTGTAGAACAATGATAAGCAATTAATCCTTTAGAGCATTTAAGTTTCTTTTCTATTTCTCTATAAGACAAACCTCTATCTTTAAGTGCGAGAATTTTCTCTTTTAAACCTCTCTCTTTACTGGCGTTATTTCTCATTTCTAGATGTGCATATGGGGATTGGCGGTAATTCTTTCAATCCTCTTACTATACGTTTTAGAATGTAAGAATATATTATTCTCACTTTCTCTCTTGTGCAGATAGAGAATGATGAGAATTCCCAAATGAAAAAGAGAGGACTATGTCAGGGTGTTTTCATAGTTCCTTGCGCCTTGCTGCTTGCAGAAAAGACCATTTTACTTGCATCTTGAACCAAGAATAAATTCTTTTGTACAGTGAATGTTCTCTTGATCCTACATGAATAATTTAATAGAAAACTTGAAATATAAAATCGTTGATTGTCCGATTAAAAATAAATTCCAATCATACTCTAGAAACTAGAAACAATTAAACGAGAAACGAGAAACAAAGATCGGACATGTGTAATATTAATTGTTCCTTGTTTATTCTGCAAACTGCAGTAAAAAGAATCCACATTAGTAATACACATTAATAATAACTAAGGCGTTGGTTGTTGTCCGCAGTCAGCGCCTTTTTTTATAAATGGAGTATGAACGTGAGACAAATAAAGTTAAACGAAGAAATAGGAGAAACTTTTAAAAAAGTTTTCTCTCAAGATGTAGAAGGAAATGCAAAAGCTTTTCGTGCTGCAATCAATACAACAATCAACATAAATCAATGTGCATGGTGCGATAAACCTGATCTTAATTTCAGGGATCCACTAAGCAAAAAAGAATATGAAATCTCGGCCTTGTGTCAAACATGCCAGGACGAAGTATTTGGGAAGGGGAAATAATGAAACCAAGTAATATAGATAAAACCTTGAACCAAGTCCCTCGTGGCAAGAGACTAGCGTCTAGTTCTGAGGGCATGGAACTTGAATTAATGGAAGCTATTAATCGTGCTTATGACAAAGCAGTTGAGGGCGGATTTAAAGGTTCAAAAGAAGATTGGATTAATACGACACCAGTTGAAGAATTAAAACGTATAGAAATTAGGAATGGAGGAAAAGTAATTGACTTTGCTAAGTACGCTAAAAGTAGAAATCCTAAAGTTAAACGAATTAGTCTTTCTGATGTATTTGATCTGAATAGAACATTATCCAGTTTGTCAAAGAGCGAAAGAGAAACGCTTGAATGGGTTTTAAACAAAACATTTTACAAGAAGGATTAATTTATGACTATTAATGTGAATACTATTGAGAAGTTAAGAGGTTATAAAATGAACCTTACACCAGTAAAGGAAGATAAATCTCCTGTTAGGAAAAATGGAAAGTGGTTTAAAGATTGGACAAATCAGGAATTACTTAATGCTAAACGTATAGGAGTTTGGCATAAGGAAAGCGAAGTATTTGATGTGGACTTTGACGATAAAAGTTTCAATGCTCATAAGTTTATAGATATGTTACCGCCTACTTTTACCATAGGAAAAATGGTTAATGGTAAACCAGTTGCAACACATAAGATTTATAGACACCCAAAAGACGTAGAGCCTAAATATTATTCTTATCCTACCAAAGCAGCAAAGGATAAAAAAATAATTGAACTACTAACAAATAAAATGACATGGATAGCTGGAGATAGAATTATTATAAATGACGTAGATCCATTAGAGACTGATCCAAGTCCCATACGTCAAACATGCCAGCTAATAGTCGCTTTCTCCGAGCTGCTTGTACATTGGCCTGAGGCTAATAAAGGGTTAAGAGACGACGCTTTTATGCGATTAACTGGTGCTTTAGCAAGGGAGACAGATATTCCAGTAAACGTTCAGGAACAGTTTATTGAAAAACTTTGCATGCTTACTGGAGATAGAGAAATAAGCAACCGAGTAAACAAAGTTCAGTATCAACACGATCAGTTCGCAGCAGGAGAAGATGTTTATGGAATGAAAGAGTTGTCAACTTATCTAGGTGTAAACTTACCTGGCTTTGATGAAATTAAACGTAAAGAAGAAAAAGATAAAACTAGAAAAATTATCTATTCAAATTCTTTAGAGTTTTCTCAGCAACAATTTCCTATCCCTAAAAATATTGTAGAACCAATAGTTAGAGATCAAACTGTTACTGCAATTACTGGAGAACCTGGAACTGGAAAAACTTTATTAGGTTTAAAGTTAGCTGCTGCAGCAAGTCAAGGTGGAGGTTTTTTAGGCATGCCAACTTTAATGCAAAATAGAATTCCTGTCCTATACGTAGAGGGAGAATTACCTGGAGACGATCTCAAGACAAGAATAAACAGTATGAGAATGAACCTTGCTGAACAAGGGGTCAAATGGAATGATGATTATTTTAATATAGCATCATTACAACAACAATTAGAGGCAGGACGTTATGGCTTTGAACCAATGCAAACTGAACAAGGTTTGTTAGAGATAGAAAATGCTATTGAAGAAATATCTGAACGTACAGGTAAAAAAGTATTTATTCATTTAGATAATATTTCAATGCTTTGTCCAGGTTTCAAAGAAAATGATGCTGATGCCTGGTCGCCTTTAATGACACGCTTTATGGCTTGGAAGAATAAGGGACATACTATTGTTTATTATCATCACTTAAACAAATCAGGGAGTTCTAGTGGATCTACAATGCAAACTAGAGCGATTGATATGTCTATACGTCTTACTAAACCTGACTCTAAACATAAGATCAAAATGAAGGGAGATAAAGCTATGCAGGCAGTAATGGACTTTCCTAAGTGGAGATTACATGACAACTCAAAGCATGCTCAACAATGCATCTTAACCTGTACTGATAGAAATGAGTGGCATAAATATCCAATGCTTGACGATAAAGAAATGGCAATCATTAATTTTTACAATGATGGATATACAGTTAAGGAAATGGTTGATGAGTTGGAATTAAAAGAGTCAACAATTTATAGAAAACTAAAACGATTAAAAGAAATGGAGGTCATAAAAGATGACAAAGTTATTGGCGGAAAGACCATTAACAGAAATGCAGAAGAAGTTCGCAAGACTTAACGTTGAGGCACAGTTTGGCAACAAACATTTAAGTAATACTGAATGCGCTATCCAGGCAGGGTATAGTCCTGATAGTGCATATCAGCGCGCGTACGAATTACTAAACCCTAAAATTTCTCCGCATGTCGTTAAATACATAGGTCAACTAAAAGAAGATTTTAGAATTAAAAATAATATTGATCCTGACAAACACATGTCTCGGTTAAATCATTTAGGTAAGTTAGCAGAAGAAAAAGATATGATAGGAGTAAGTTTACGTGCAGAAGAATTAAGAGGCAAAGTTGCTGGCTACTACATTGATAGACAAATAATAAAACAAAAAGGCGGTATAGAAGATCTTACTGAAGAAGAATTAAACCAACGTATGAAAACAATAACAGAAGATTATGTACATATCTTAGAGCCAAAGGAGGAAATAAAAGATGTCAAAAAGCGAAATGGGAAAGATTAATTTTAGCAAAAAGGAATTAATAGACATAATGAAAATTATGCAGATCAACACTGACAATGCAGTACGTCTTAATCGCCTGAACATGCAGTTAGAGAATGATCTGTTCCATGAAAAATGGAAATTTAGATATGTTGCTAAAACATTAAAACATGTTGCTAAAGAGATAGGTCAGCCTGACCTGGCGGTAACAGAAGAAGAACTAGATGCACAAATTAGAAGGAAGGAAAACTAAAATGAAAATAAAAGAGCATGAGGAAATGGTTCGGTATTTGACGAGAAAAAAGACACCGACAGAAGCTAAACGTCAAGAAAATACTATGGAGAGAATTAATAGAGTTAAATATGAAGTCGGAGAAACAAAAGAAAAACCAAAACATATAGACAATCCAAATATTTATTCTTTTGAAGATCAGCCAATACTAAAAAATAATATTAATAAACGTAAAGAACCTTGGAAAGACTTTGTAAAAACTGGAAAGTTGCCTGAGGTTACAAAAGAAGAATCTGAACGTTTAAAAGCAGATAGAAGGGTTAGAAATTATATGCTCAAAGACTATAAGACGACTGAAGTAAAGCCATTAAAGATAGATATTACAGGAATAAATACAGATCTAAATGCCCTAGAAAACAGTGTTTATGCACCTGATCCTAAACGTCCAGTTCCTAAAGAAGTAGAACTTGAAGGAATAGAAACAATTTTTGGTATAAAAAATAAATAAAAAATTATACTATGAGGAATGAAAGCAAGAAAGAAACCTACGTTAAAATCTATGACTGCACTTTATAAAAAAAGAGGTTTTAAAAGACCAGGTAACCATGCAAAACAATATATGGCAGGGTTCAAAGCAGCAGCAAAATTTAAAAAATAATTTTTCAAAATATTTGGTCTAAACGTCTAGATCAATGAAATACTAAAGCTAAACTATTAAGAACCTAATCTCAGAATGGGAAGTGGGTTAATGTAAAACTTCAAAGTTCAAATCCATTCCGAAGGTTCATTTTAAATTGATGAGTCAGATTGACTCAGGACTCAGTTATGTACACACTTGGCACACAACATTCTTGATTTGTTCTAGTTTTTCTGCTTTAATAAAATTAGAAAGTTAGAGTGAATTAATTGTTGAAACTAAACGTAAATGATTAAGGATTAACGATAAGCGGGCATAGCTCAGTGGTAGAGCGTCTCGTTGCCAACGAGGTAGTCCATTGTTCTTTACCCTTGGTAATCCTTACAAACTTCAACTCTTAAAATATTTGGCTACAGTAGTGGCTACACTCCGACACAAATAAGGAGGAATAAACACATGAGTACACTAAGACAACGTAAAAGTAAGTGGCAAAGTATAGTACGTGTAATAGGACACCCAATTCTTACTAAAACATTTAGTTCACGTACAGATGCAAAACGTTGGGGAATACAAACTGAGTTAAAGCTGAGACGTGAAGATGCTGGAGTTGCTAAGATACATTTCCCAAAATTTGAGGACGTTGCTAGACGTTATATTGAGGAAGTATCAGTCCATAAAAAGTGTCATAGAGACGAGAGATATACTATTTTAGGATTGTTCAAAGAGAGTTGGAGTTCATATCCAATTCATAGAATAAGACCTAACACTATCAATCGTTATAAGGATAACCTAAGTCAAACTGTTAGCAGCTCAACAGTAAATAGAAGGCTAGACGTTATATCTTCTATGTACACTACATTTAAAAAAGAGTGGGGTTATCCAGTGGACAATCCAGTTCTTTCAATAAGACGTCCTAAAAAATCTCCGCCAAGAGATAGACGTTTTACAGATGAGGAACTTAATAAGTTGGTACGTGGTAATAAGACAAGTCCACAACTTAGAACAATCATACAGATAGCATTGGAGACTGGTATGAGAATGTCGGAGATCCTGCGGATTGATGCCAGGAACATGGAAGGTAACACACTAAAAATTCCAGTTGCTAAAACAAAGCCACGTATAATTCCATTA